AGAAAAGATAAAGAGAATAAGAAGTTCAACACTTGACCGTGATTATCTTCAAAAATTCTTAAAAAAATCTTTTCAAAATGTATTGACAAACATTGAAAATGTGGTACAATATTAATAGAAAAGATAAAGAGAATAAGAAGTTCAACACTTGACCGTGATTATCTTCAAAAAATTCTTAAAAAAATCTTTTCAAAAATGTTAAAAATCAGCAAGGAATAAGCTGTAATAAACCGTTGTAGTAATGTACGATGTACAAGCGTTCTAAACGCAACTACAATGCACCTTGACAATTGAATATATACTCTTTTTTTGAAAAACACCCCTGATGAGTGTAACCCGCTTATACTATGTATAAGTGTTAAAAATAGGTATATACTACTTATAGGTGAAAACGGATATATTATATTCGTCACGCTGAAAATTGCGATGAAACACACGAAAAAAAATCACGGAATATTCTTATATTCCGTGTGTCGGGTGTAAACTCAAAATTATTAAAAAAGAGGTTAAAAATTATGTTAGATTTTATTGTAGCAAATGATATTAGAAACGCTTTACAGAGTGAAAGACACCATATTAAATGGTTTAGATTTAACCATTGTAATGCTTATACGACAATGGGAGAATTAGTTAATGTCACCATAGGAAATAGTGAATACTTTGTATTGCCAATAATGTCATACGAAACTGTAGTCGGTTTTGTTTATGAGCGTGTTGTTTATGAGATAGGAAAGTATTCTCGAACAACATCAAAACAAATGACACAAATTTGTAACACCTATTTTTCAGATTATGACAGGGTTTTTATGGAAAAAAGGTATTGTTGACACGGTATTTTTACCGTGTGTCGGGTGTAAAAACTCAAATTTTAATAAAAAGAGGTAAAAAATTATGAAAAAAGAAAAACTCATTACAAGGACAATCACAGTTACAACCGCTGAATTTATGTGTGTCAATGTTGAAACAGCAAATGTTGAAGTTGTCACTGCTGAATTGACAGGCAAGATTGACACTGAAACAGCTTTAAAGAAGTACAAGGCAACTGCTGAAACAGCAACGCTTAAAGTCGTTTCTTGTCAATCAGTCAGTTACAATGAACAGCTTTACGGTATGACAGAAAAAGAATTTATCGAACACGCAAAAATTCTGCCACCACGCAAAGCAACAGAAGAAAATGAGAGTACAGAGGAATAACCTCTGCACTCTCAGAGTGTTGGGTGTAAACCTAAAAATTTAAGAAAAAGAGGGATTTAAAATGAAAGTAGTAAACAAAAATGGCTGTGAAATATGCTTTGATTTTGCATTAATGTTTATGGACGATGTAATTTTAGAGATAGCATATGATAAACTATCGGAACCGTGTACAGAACAAGAAATTTTTACAGCATACGAAGAAGAATATGAAAAGGCAACAGGTAAAGAATGGTTTTTATCAGAAAGCAATCCAACAATATAGAAATATAACAAAAAAGAGTACAGAGAAATAAACTTTGTACTCTTTGTGTCGGGTGCAAACCCTAAAAATTAAGAAAAAAGAGGTAAAAAATTATGTTAGATGTTATTACAGCAAATAAAATTGGTAATATTTTACAGGATAAAATGGGCAATCTTGAACAGATAGAAAACCCTTATCTTAATACTTGTATAACAATGGGCTCATTTGTTAATGTTGCCATACGAAATACTGATTATTGGGTTATACCAATAATCTTATTTAAAAGAGGGTATGGACTTACAAAGAGTATGTATTATAAGGGTTTTGTTTTGGGTTTTGTTTATAACCGTACTGTATATGAAGTTGGTAAATATAGTCGTACATCTTCAAAACAGTTCACGCACATTTATAACGCTTATTTTGGTGATAAATATGATAGAGTTTATATAGAAAAAACTCTGTAAATAACACGGTATTACACCGTGTGTCGGGTGCAAATCCTAAAAATTAAGAAAAAGAGGTAGAAAAAATTATGGAAATAATTTACGCTGTTTCAACAGGCACAAACGAAAACTATAAAAGGAGGCATTATGTTGAAAACATTATTCCGTTTTTGCCACGAACAACTTTCATTGTAAAGGGTAAAAATGAAACTGAGTGTCGCAATCGAATATTAGCTTATTTCAAAGCGTTATATTTTGATTTTGATGGTGAAATTGAAGAATATTATGATTTTGACGGCGAAATTGAACAACGCATTACCAATAGTATATCATTTATGCTAACAAAATGGGTTGATGATGAATATTATTGTAGAGCAATTAATGTGCGTGCTATTCGTACCATAAAAGACGAAATTTATTATTTATGACACGGTGCAAACCGTGTGTCGGGTGTTAATAAAAAAGGAAGTGGTAAAAATGATTACAATACGCTCAACTAATTATACACTATTTGAAAAGCTAATCTTAGCTGAGGGTTTAAAGAATTTCTCTTTTATAGGCAGTTGCGAAAATAATAATTGTTCAGATTGTAAAATCAGAACACTTTGCTCTGACATTAAATCAGCTCACGCTCACGCTTTAAAGCTGATTGAAAAGGAGAAATATAATGGATAATTTAACCTTTAATGCAAGCAACTACACAACCTATGAAAAGAATTTTTTAGGTATTATGATTGAAAGAATGTTTACAGTAATTGACGAAGAATGTTGCAACAATAAATGCGATAAATGTTCAATCAATAACTTATGTAATGACTCAATCAAAGCTTTAAAATCGTTGTCAGATAACGGAAATATTTTGAAATTTTAGTCAAAAAATATCGAAAAAAGTATTGACAACATACCTATAATATGCTATAATTAGTTATAACCTCAGATAGAGGTCTACACCCCCTCAAACCTATGCAATTAGAGGGCAACTCTGAAAAGTTGTCCTCGACACGGTAAATCTACAGTTAGCTTTGTTGGGTGCAACTCCCGAATTTACCTTATCAAAACACAATTGCAAACTATAACAAAAAGGAGTGAAAAAAGAAATGGCAAGAACACCACAGGTAACTCGTACAATTAAAACAACTATTGTAACTGTTCTCTGTTTGGACATTGTAAATGGCGAACCTTTCAATGAAATAGTAACGCTTCCTCGCACTTATAAGGATGAAAAAGCTATGCTCAAAGAAGTTGAAAAGGTCGTTAACAATGACACACAGAAAGCTGTTCACATTGTTGACTTTATTGTTGAAGAAAAGTTGTATGGTATGAGTGAGCAGAAATTCATTGAAATAGCAGAGCAGCTTCCCCCTCGCAAGGTTTATGGAGAAGCAACAGAAGAAAACAACTAAAACTAAAAGTACAAGGAGAGTTAAATTATGACAAAAGATTACGAAGTAAAAATCAATTTTGTATCAAAGGAACTTACAGCAAGAGAGCGTGTTATGCTGAAAGACACAAGAAACGCTGTTAAACTTGACGAAGCAGTCAAGGACACACCACTTGTTATTTCACCAGCTTATTATGCGGTGCTTGATATACACAACGAAAAGTCAAAAGAGGACAAAGATTTTCAGAATTTCATTGTAATTGACACAGCAGGAAACAAGTATGTAACAGGCTCGACTTCATTCTTTGAAGCCTTTACAGAAATTGTCGAAGAAATGAGCGGCACAGGTGAAGATTACGAAATTGAGATTTACAAGCTTGACAGTAAAAACTATAAGGGTAAGCAGTTTATCACTTGCTCGATAGTATAATTACTTCATTATACCCTCACTGCTTTTAATAGCGGTGGGGGGGAATTGCTATTTATGGGGGTTTAGAAAAATGAAAAGAAAGTCAAGTCAAAAATTAACAGCAAATCAAATGGCATTTAAAAGAGAATTATATCGTATAAAAAGATTTATTCGTAATGCCCGAAAAAGAGGTTATGAATTTGACGATAATGTTTTGCCGAAACAGCCTAAGCGTGTAACACGCAAAAAGTTAGAGGAGATAAAAAACATTAAGCCCTCTAATTTATATGATAAAGCAGTTTATCACGATGAAATCTCGAACGAAACTTTTACAGGTCAAGAGGGTAGAAGAATAGAGCGTTATCGTGCAAATTTAAAAGCTAAAGCAACTCGACAAAAAAATAAAGAAATTAAAATCAAGAGTAAAAAACTTGACGAAACAAAAGAAAAGAAATCACCAGATAAAAAAGATAAAAAATCTACTGAACAAAAGCAAAAGAAATCAGTGGATAAAAAACCTACTGAAACAAAAGAAAAGAAAAAGCCTAACTCAAAAAACAAAAAGAAGCAAGTCACAAAAGATAGTGATACTAACAAAAGTTCAGAGTATTATCCTACTGTTGATGTAATTGACGAAATCGGTGAGCGATTAGTAAATGTTGATTATGTTATGAAGAAATTAACTGATGATGTACCTGATGATGATTATAGATACATATGGAAAAGAAAAGCAACAGCTAACGATTATTCTCCGTCTTATTTTTATTCAAATATTTGGAAGCAGACAATAGAAAAATATGAAGAGCAAAATGCTTTAAGTGCATTAGAAGAATATGCAAAAGATAACGCATTAGAAATTACAAACTGTATTGATACTGTCTATTGGGCAAGTAGCAAAGAAGAAGAGGGAAATTGGCAACGGTTAAGTTCAAAATTAGTAATACTATTAAAAGGTGGAGAAATACCTACCTTAGATGAAGCACAGCAACTAGGGGAATTACAAGAACAGAATGACTTGGTATCTGATAGTTATGAGGATTAGGAAATTCAAAACTTTTGCTTGTGATTTTGAAACAACAGTTTATAAAGGTCAACAACATACAGAAGTATGGAGTTCTGCGTGTGTAGAATTAAATACAGAAGATGTTAAAATTTTTCATTCAATTGAAGAACAATTTAACTATTTCACTTCTTTAAATTGTAACGTATGTGGATATTATCATAACCTAAAATTTGACGGTTCTTTTTGGCTTTCATATTTGTTAATTGATTTAGGATTTGAACAAGCGTATGATGATTTAAGTGGTGATGGCGTAGTTGTCCGATGGAAGGACACTAAAGAGATGAAAAATAAATCGTTTAAGTATTCAATATCTGAAATGGGACAATGGTATTATATTATTATTAAAATTAATAATCATATAATAGAATTAAGAGATAGCTTAAAATTATTGCCCTTTAGTTTAAAGAAAATTGGTAAAAGTTTTAAAACTAAACACCAAAAATTAGAAATGGAATACACGGGGTTTAGGTACGCAGGTTGTCCAATTAGTGATGATGAAAAAGTATACATAGCTAATGATGTTTTTGTATTAAAAGAAGCATTAGAAATTATCTTTTCAGAGGGGCATAATAAATTAACAATAGGCTCTTGTTGTTTAGCTGAATATAAAAAAATAACAGGAGAACATAAATATGCTGAAATGTTCCCAGATTTATACCAAAACGATTTAGATATAACTGTACACAAATATAAAAATGAGGGTGAATGGGTAAGACGTTCATACAAGGGCGGTTGGTGCTATTTAGTAAAAGGCAAAGAAAACAAAATTTATAACAATGGCACAACTGCTGATGTAAATTCCCTTTATCCCTCTATGATGTCAAGCGAAAGTGGAAACAGATACCCGATAGGTCAACCGACTTTTTGGAGTGGTAATTATATACCAACCGAAGCATTATACCCTGATAAATATTACTTTGTTAGAGTAAAAACAAGGTTTTATATTAAGACTGGTTATTTACCTTTTATACAATTAAAAGGTAATTTACTTTATAAAAGTAATGAGTGCTTAGCTTCATCTGATTATTTTGACAGCAAAACAAATAAATATTATACACATTATTATAACCGAGAAAAACAACTTTGCGACACAAGAGTGGAGATGACATTAACAATGACAGACTATGAATTAATCAAGGAGCATTATGATTTAGTTGACTTTGAAATCTTAGACGGCTGTTATTTCAATTCTGCTATCGGTATTTTTGACCGTTATATTGAAAAATATAAAAAAATAAAATTAGAAAGTAAAGGGGCGAAGCGTGAATTAGCTAAACTATTTTTAAATAACCTATATGGTAAAATGGCAAGTAACACAGATAGTAGTTTTAAGGTCGCTTATGTAAAAGAAGATAAATCTTTAGGTTTTATTTCTGTATGTGAGAGCAACAAACAAGCAGGATATATCCCTGTTGGTAGTGCAATTACTTCATACGCAAGAAATTTTACTATTAGAGCGGCACAAAAAAATTATTATGGTGTAGATAAATGTGGGTTTATTTATGCTGACACTGACAGTATTCATTGCGATTTACCCCCTGAAAAAATAAAAGGAATTAAGGTAGATGATAAAAACTTTTGCTGTTGGAAATTAGAAGCAAGTTGGGATAAAGCTATTTTCGTAAGACAGAAAACATACATAGAGCGTGTTATTGCTGAAAATTTAAACCCTATTGATACACCATATTATAATGTTAAGTGTGCAGGTATGCCTGAAAAATGCAAAAATTTATTCATTAAATCAATGACTAATAATGCAATAAAAAAGGGTGAAAAATATACAGAAGAAGAAGAAAAATTCTTATCAGTAAAGCGTGACTTAACAGATTTTAAAATCGGTTTAATAGTTCCCTCTAAACTTTTACCAAAAAGAATTAGGGGTGGTGTATTGTTAGTAGATACTACTTATCAAATGAGATAAAGTTAAAACCCTATGCAAAAAAAGCATAGGGTTTTTTATATCAATAAAGTATGCAATAAAAAAGCGGTCAGCGAAACCGAATAATAGTGCCGGCAGTATATTCCAACTGTGCTATCCGACCTTATTCAGAATTATTCACATACTCTGATACCTAATAAGATAGGGATTTTAATATAACTTCTTTGCAAGTTAAATCTTTAAATCTGAAACAACCTCTTTCAAAATAATATCTTAAATTTGACAAGAAAATATCATTCTTTTTTAGCATTACATAATTAATATTGTGGTCGGCTGTTGTGATTGCTAATTTTGTGGGGTAAGACATATCAGCCTTATCATCACAGTAAATAATACCCTCGTCAGCAAATTCACGAACAGCATACTCTTTATTTTTATATTTTAAAGTTGCTAAATACCGTGATTTTCCGTTGGGTTTTTCAATAAACGCTTGGTTGTCATTGAGATACACATTTTCACTTGCATAAGCAACATATTTATTACTTGAAAATGCTCTATTAAATGCACTTTCTCGCTGTGCTATGCTTGCACTTTCGACATATCCTTGTTCCATAACAAAGCCGTCACCTTTTAAAAATTTTGTATCAGATTTTAACCGAGTTGCTATACCTAACTGTACATAATATGGGTTCAAAATTGAAACAGGGTTTCCAAGCATATAAATCGGCAAGTATTTTGACTGTTCACCCTGACCTCTTGCAAGTGAAGTGTGAATTGAAATTAATTTTTCAACTTCATTAGCACAATAGTGATTTGTTTCAGACTGAAATTCGTCAAATATTAACCTTTTAACATCTGACAATAAATGTGAATATTTTTTTAACTGGTCTGCACTGTTTAATGAGATAGCATATCCACAGCTTTTACCACCCTTTTCAGTATCTTCACCCTTATTGCACAAAAACAATTCGTGATAAATACCTCTTGCTCTACGCTCGGAACGCATAACTAAATTTGGAAAAAATAAAGAGCTTATGTCTTTGAAAAATTTATCAGCAATTCCGTCAAGTTCATAATTGTACCGATAAATCAATCCGAATTTTTCTTGCTTTTCAGTAAATTTTTTGGTACATAATCTACCGAAATATGTTGTCTTTCCGCCTGTTCTATTTGTAGTACACAAATATATTTCAGGGGTTTTACCATTTAGGTCTTTTAATGACAACAATTTAGTACCGTCATAGTATTCACACATTAGAATATTTTACTCCTTTATTAGTACAAGGTTTTATTTTTATTTGATAACCTAAATCAATTTTATCATAATTAATTATAGCATACCTATTGCAATTTGTCAATATTTATGATATAATTAATACGAGAAAGGTGGTGATTTGTCTATGGCGATTTACATTGTAACACTGTGTTTTATTTTATTTGACATTGTAACAGGAATTATTAAAGCTCTTTACAATAAAAAATTAAATAGTACAGCGTTGAGAAAAGGGTTATTTCATAAACTTGCAGAAGTAATTGCAATTTTCGGTTCAGGGTTATTGGAATACGGCAGTCATTATGTGAATATCGGTGTGAACATACCATTGCTTGGTGTAGTATCGGCTTATATTTGCGTTATGGAGTCAATAAGCTGTATGGAAAATCTTGCAGAAGTAAATTACCCTGTTTTGGGTAAATTATTTAAACCGTATCTCGAAAAATTAAAACAGGAAGAGGGTGAAGAAAATAAGAAAGACATTTAAGGGAATTGATGTATCAGTTTGGCAAGGATTTATCAACTTTGATAAAGTTAAATTAAGTGGTATTGATTTTGTAATTATTAAAGCTGGTGGTTCTGATGATGATTTTTATACCGATAGCTGCTTTGAAATCAACTACAACAATGCTAAAAAAGCAGGTCTTAAAATTGGTTGCTATTACATTGTCGGTAGTAATTTTGACACAATCGAAAAAGGTATAAAAAACGCTAAGCATTTTGCAAAAATTATTAAAGGAAAAACATTTGATTATCCTGTTTTTCTTGACCTTGAATTAACTTTATCGTCACAGAAATATGGTGCTACAACAGCAAGTATAACTTTTTGTGACTATCTTAAAAAACTTGGGTATAAAGTAGGAATTTATGGTTCTTCAATATCGGGGTTTAAAGATAGACTTGATATTAACCGTTTAGGTAAATATGATAAATGGGTAGCACAGTACAGTTCAAATAAACCTACTTATCCGACAGACTGTAAAATATGGCAGTATTCAAGTATGGGTAGAATTGACGGTATTAATTGTAATGTAGATATGAACATTTCTTATTATGATTATTCATCAACTGGAAAAAATTCAAACAATTCAACAAACAAAATAACTACTAATGCAAATGTTAAAGCTGTTCAAAAGTGGTTAAATGCTAACTATAACGCTGATTTAATAGTTGACGGAATTTACGGAAACTTAACAAAGAAAGCATTAGTTAAAGCATTACAAACCGAACTTAACAAACAGTATAATGCTAATCTTGATATTGACGGCATTTTTGGAATTAAAACTAAATCAGCTATAAGAAATATTTCTAATGGAACAAGGGGAAATATAACTAAAATTCTGCAAGGACTTCTTATCTGTAATGGTTATTCAACTAATGGATTTGACGGTATTGCAGGCAATGGTACAACTTCTGCAATTAAATCTTATCAGTTAAAATGCAATTTAACTATTGACGGTATTGCAGGAAAAGACACTTTTTATTCATTGTGCAAATAATATTTTATTAAAAATATAAGGAGTGATATTATGGCTGTATTAAAGCGTGATGAATTTTTTGAAAGAATACACAATCGTGTTGGTACAGATAATTCTGATGAAGCTATTAGCTTCATTGAAGATATGTCAGACACATATAATGCACTTGAAGAGCGTGCAAATGGTGACGGTACTGACTGGGAACAGAAGTACCACGAGCTTGATGAAAGTTGGAAAAAGAAATATGCACACCGTTTCTTTTCAGGTAGTGTAAATTATCCGCCTGTTGAACCCGAAGAAAAAGAGAAAGACAGTTCATCACTTACAATTGATGATTTGTTTGAAAGAAAGGAGAAATAAATTATGGCAACCAAACCAACAACAACAAAATTAACAGGAAACTCTGTTGACATTTTAAATGCAATCAGAAATGGTGCAAGCACAAATTACAGAGATTATGTACCAAAGGCTGATAATTCCCTTGCTTCTATCAAGGAAATTGGTGGTATTATTATGCAGTTCCCCGCATTACAGAATGAATTTCTTTCCGCACTTATCAACCGTATTGGCAGGGTTATGATTACTTCAAAAATGTATTCAAACCCGTGGACTGTTTTTAAGCAGGGTATTCTGGAATTCGGTGAAACAATTGAAGAGACTTTCATAAACATTGCTAAGCCTTTTGAGTATGATGTTGAAAAATCCGAAAGTAAGGTTTTTGCAAGAGAAATTCCTGATGTTCGTTCAGCTTTTCACAGCATTAATTATCAGAAGTTTTACAAGACAACAATTCAGAACAAACAGCTTTCACAGGCTTTTCTTTCGTGGGAGGGTATTACTGACCTTATCACAAAGATTATCAACAGTATGTACGCAGGTGCAAACTATGATGAATTTCAGACAATGAAATATATGCTTGCAAAGAATATTCTCAATGGCAGACTTTACCCTGTTACTGTTCCTACAATTGACGAAGCAAATATGAAGCGTGTTGCGAGTACTATTAAGGGTATAAGCAACAACTATGAATTTATGTCAACAAAGTACAATGTTGCAGGCGTAAGCAACTATGTTGATAAAGACAATCAGTATCTTATTGTCAACAGCAACTTTGACGCTATTATGGATGTTGATGTTCTTGCTTCTGCGTTCAATATGGATAAAGCAGCATTTACAGGTCACAGAGTACTTGTTGACAGCTTCGGCACAATGGATGTTGAGCGACTTAACAAGTTGTTTGCTAATGATAAAACTTATACAGCATTTACCGAAGATGAATTGACAGCTTTGAACGAAATTCCGGCTGTTCTTGTTGACAAGAACTGGTTTATGATTTTTGACAATCTTTATGAATTTACAGAACAGTATAACGGCGAGGGCTTGTACTGGAATTACTGGTATCATATTTGGAAAACTTTCAGCGTTTCACCTTTTGCAAACGCAAGCGTATTTGTTCCTGATGTGCCGTCAGTTACAAGCGTTACAATTTCCCCCTCTACTTTGTCAACTGTTGCAGGTCAGGATGTTCAACTTTCTGTAACTGTTGTTACTAAAAACTTTGCACCAAAATCAGTCATTTGGAGTACTGACATTACAGACGGCGTTACCGTTGATATTTTTGGCAAGGTATCAATTGGTGCAGAAGTTAGAAAGGGTACAACTATCACTGTTACTGCTACTTCTACTTTTGATAAGACCAAAACAGGTACGGCTACTATCACAGTAGAATAAAAATTATTGATGTGAAAACAGTTAAACTGTTTGGGTAAGGGTGGGTAAAATATGAGAGGTGATATAAATGTATATAAATCCTAATACCTCAATAAAAATATTACACAATGTACCATTAGATGATACATATGAACACACTATTTATTTTGGTAATAGTTCAGCTCAAAGTAGTTACTTTAGTGATTTAGCTAAATATACTTTTGAAGCACAATCGTATCAGCGTGTTAAGCGTGGATATATTCGCATAGCGAAAAATGCTGAAAGTCTTTATGACTGCAACTATTTAATGTTTCAAAATTCTGCGTTTGGTAGTAAATGGTTTTATGCTTTTATTAAATCGGTTGAATACATTAACAATGCTGTTTCAGAAATTGAATTTAAAATTGATGTTATGCAGACTTGGTTTTTTGATTATACTTTAAAAGAATGCTTTATAGAAAGAGAACATTCAAGTACTGATACTGTTGGTCAAAATATTGTTCCTGAAAATTTAGAGTTAGGCGAGTATGTTTGTCACTCCTATAATACCGCAGGTGTTTCAAATAAATTGCAATATATTGTTGATAGTACCATTGGCAGAGATTATAGTGAGCAATATCCAGTTGAGTATATTATAGCGGGAAAGACTATATTTAGCGGTGTTTCTCAATTTTCACTAACCCCTAAACAATTATTATCTTGGATGTCCGGTAGAGGTGTTGACGGTCAAATTACTGACGGTAATACTATAAACGAAAATATAACAAAAATTAATAACGGTGTTCTAAATATCCGTCTTGGTTGTCCAACAGAGGGAGTATCTTTTTCACAGAAATTTACTAATTCTTTTAATGGATATACCCCACGAAACAAAAAATTATTAACATATCCATATAATTTTTTATATGTAACTAATTATAGTGGTAATAGTGCTGTATATAAATATGAGTATTTTACCAATAATGAACCCTCTTTTACATTATCCACAGACTCAATGAGCGGTAGTCCCGCAATCCTAACACCAGTTAATTATAAAGGTGTACCTGAAAATTTTGGCGAATGTATAACTCTTAGCAATTTTCCTACTTGCACTTGGAATACAAGTTATTACGATAGGTGGTTAGCTAATGCTACTTCAACTACTGTCCCTAATATGATAACAAATGTTGTAACTGGTGCGGCAGGCGGTGCATTGCTTGGGTCGCCCGAAACAGCTTTAATAGGTGCAGGGTTAGGTGCAATATCAAGTGTGGTAAGCTTTATGGGCGAGAAACATATGGCAGAAATAACACCGCCACAGGCACACGGTTCACAGACTGGGTTCACAGGATATTGGAAGAATATGGTTGATTTTGGTATATATGCAAAACAGATAACTAATGTAATGGCACGCACTATTGACGATTACTTTGATAAGTTTGGGTATGCTACACACAGGTTAAAAATACCGAACAGAAATGTTCGCCCTCATTGGTGCTACACTAAAACAGTAGGGTGTACTATTAAAGGTTCAGTACCCTCTGATGATATGAGATTGATATGTAATATATATGATAAAGGTATTACATTTTGGAAAAAGGGTAGTGAAGTCGGTAACTACAATTTGGATAATTCAGTAGTTACGCCTTAAATAACACAGTTTAAAAGGGAGTGAAAAAATGGGTAGAGTTAAAAATCGGCATTTTTGGCAATCTGCTTCAATGAATAATGCTGCATTTATGCAGTATTATAATCGACTTGTGGAATTGTCTATTGGTATGTTTGAATGGAAAAATCTACCGCCTACTATTGATGCGAGATTTTTAGAGTTAGCATTATTTTCTGATGGAATGAGTATATTCTTTAAAGATGATGTACTTGGTTGTTTAGCTTTACGCACTATGATAGGTGGTACTTTCAATGTGTATCAAATACCTAATATCAGAACAGCTTATGCTTCAAATGGGTATAATAAAATTTTAAATGAAACAGACAGTGTTATTATCTTTAACAATTTAATTCATACTAATAGTATGTTAGATGTTGAAATGTTTGCAAAAAGATTATACAATATTGACAGAATTATTGATGTCAATGTTAATACACAAAAAACACCTATATTAATTACTTGCAGTGAAAGTCAGCGTTTAACTATGAAAAACCTATATATGAAATATGACGGAAACGAGCCGATTATTTATGCTGACAAAAATTTAAGTCCTAATTCGCTTAAAGTGCTTAAAACAGACGCACCTTATACAGCAGATAAATTATCAGATTTAAAGGCAAGAATTTGGAATGAAGCGTTAACATATTTAGGTATATCAAACATAAATTCAGTTAAAAAAGAAAGAATGATTACAGATGAAGTTGTAAGAAATCAAGGTGGTACAATTGCAAGTAGATATTCAAGACTCGAGTCAAGACGACAGGCTTGCAAGCAAATTAACGAAATGTTTGGTCTGAATATTTGGTGCGATTATCGTGAAGATTATCAATCAATAGATAATGAAGCAAACGATACAATTAACGGTGAGCCTAATTCTGACGGCGAAGGTGGTGCTATAAACAATGAGTAGTTACACAACCGAAGTAAGATTTATATGCGAAAGTGAATATAATAACAAAAGTGCAGGATTTAATGACATCAATAAAATTCTCACAGAAGTTGCACCTAAAATATTTAACTTTGATTTCCCTATATTTGATGAAGAGTATAGATTACCACTTGAAGTTAAAATTTTAAGAACATATTACACGAGAGAAATCTGTGAGGAAACTGTCGGTTTATGGAAATTGCGTTTGCAAACTAAACTGTGCAACATTATGCCATATTATAATCAACTCTATAAATCTTCATTAATGGAATTTGAAGTATTTGCTGATGTTAATTATACAGAAGTTAATGATGGTCTTGCTCTCAACAACTTGAAGAAAATAATTAACTTTCAAAACTTAGGCGGTGTTGACACCAGTACTTATACAAAGTCTGGTAAAGAAAAAAGTACAACAAATTATAACGGCGGAAGTTCAAACACTACAACCTATGAGGGCAAAGAAACTAATACCACAGATTATAAAGGTGTTGAAAAAGATGTATCTACAACTACTGGTAATACTACTAAAACACCACCCACAAAAATCACAACTAAAAGTGATACACCACAAGGGGGTCTTAACGGTCTTATTTCAGAAGATTATTTAACAACAGCTCAAAAAGAAACTTATACCACAAATGAAGTAGAAACTTATAACAATATTAAAAATAATACAGAAAAAAGTTTTACTGGAAGAAATGACACGCATACAACGCAGTTTGAAAATAGAAAAGATGTTAATACTCAAAAATTTGCAGACAGAAATGATGTCAATACATTAGAGTTTGACAGTCGCTCTGATACTGCTACACAAGAAAAACTAAGTAAAAATAAAACTGATGAAAATAATGAGGGTTGGAATAAGAATGATAATACTTTAACTGTTAAAGGTAAAAGAAATAATTTAACATACGCTGAAATGTTACAGAAATACAGAGAAACATTTATTAACATTGATAAAATGATAATAGATGAATTATCCGATTTATTTTTTAATTTATGGTAGGTGAAATTATGGGAGCAAATTTTACACCCTCTTTTGAGGGGTACACTCACCAAAAAGAATTTCGTTTTTGGTGTCAAAAAGTTTTGCCGTTAGTTTATGATGACGCTCTTTCATATTATGAGTTACTTAATAAAGTTGTAAACTATTTAAACAATGTTATCAAGGATATTTCATCAATGGGAAATAACATTGATGATTTACTTGAAGCATTTATCAAACTACAAGATTATGTCAATAATTACTTTGATAATTTAGATATTCAGAGTGAAGTTAATAACATAATTGACAGAATGATAAAAGACGGTACATTTCAGGCATTATTCGGTACGGCTGAAAATGTTGAAGTTATGCAAAACATTATATATGATGTTGGTCGATTTGTTACAACCGAGGGTTATTATTATCGTGGTGACGGTGGTAATAACACATACATTACAACCTCTGAGAGTGTAAACGAATTATCAATTAAATCTAAAAAGGTTGATAATCTTTATTTTACCCCCGTTGAAGTGTTTAATGCTAAAAAATTTGGCGACAGTACATCTAATGTGCAGACAAACGATAGAGGTAATGAGTCAATTAACATTTTAAGATACGGCTGTAAAAAATATCCAACAGAAAACGGCGAATACCCCGCAAGCGCTGAAATAGCCGACGAATACGATTGCTCGACAACAATCAACACATTACTTTCATATGGGTTGTCGCTTTATATCCCTAATGGCACATTTATTTGTACACACTCACTTTACGCAATCGAAATCAATCTTGAATTATCTAACAATGCAAGATTACTGTATGATGGCGAAGAAGCTCAACATTTTATCGCTATAAACACGGCAACATCAGGTTCTAAAACTTTTATTACATACAGGTCACGTATCAGCGGTGGCATAATTGACACGCATTATAAGGTGAGATATTCCGTATGTGCTAATCGTTGCGTTGGCTTAACATTTGATAATGTTATTATTCAGCACTTTTTGCGTGAGGGTATCTATCTCGGTTCCATTACAAATGATATTGCTGAGTATGTCATTGAGACAAGGGTTGTTAACTCGACTATTCGTAATTTTAGACGTGGTAGTTTTACAAAAGACGGTGGCACAAAAGTATACCCTTATCCGTGGGGTGCATATGGTATTTATTCAGGTGGCACAGATAACTTCTTTTCTAACTTAATTATACAAAACACTCAAAGAGGTGTGTACACTGGTTCAGATGATAAATTTACAAATGTACACATATGGCAAAGCTTGGGTGCGTTGTATGATACTTCAATAGAAAATGATTATAGCGATTATTTCAAAGAGTCAATTGGCTTCATATTACCACCTAACGCTGTGTGTAGCTTTGCAAACTGCACAATTGATAATATGCGTACAGCTTATTATTTACAGGCTTTTGCAAATGTTTCTGAATTTGGTACAATGTTCCTTTTCTCACCACAAGTCATTGATGCCATTGTTCTAAATGATAAGGTAGGAGGACTAAGGTATGTAGCATTTGCTAATAACAGTTCGGGAAATGAAAATATGGACTTTGTATATTCTGCACAGTTCCATTCTTTCGGAGCGCAGTTCACATTACCTATTAAAAAACTGGTATCAGGTGATGTCAATCCATTAATAAGGCTTGTACCAGATAGCGTGTATGAACAGTTAAATGGTGTCAACTTTAGGAATTACACAAAAAGGTGGAATTTTGAAGGTTATTATCCAACAAATAATATGACTAACCGAGTTGAATATGGATACAATGCCAATAGAACATTACTAAATTTTGACGGAAGCACAAACAATGTTATTAAAGAAACAACTGATTTGGACACGCTTACAAAAATTGGTGCGTTCAGCACTACAGCAAACTTTTTAACTAATTACCCTGCTGATTTTACAAGTGGTGATGTTGTAATTCTTAATGTTGGAACAAATAACAGAGTAATACAAATTATATATCATCAGTCTTTCTGTGCGTACCGTTTTATTTACATTAACGGTAGTGAAATAACACGAACACCGTGGCGAAAAATATATCAGTTACAGAGTGTTAAAATTGGTAAATATCGTGTTGCTTGTCCTACTGAAATAAATGTGTATTCACAGGCTAATCCAACAAGTACAGTTAGGAATACAATTCCGAACGGCACAGAGTTTACGATATTAAATTACACTTCTGCTTATGATACAAACTGGGGTTATTACCGAAATGAGTCAAACCTTAACTGCTTTGTTGATTTATCATACTGCAAATTTGTAGAGTAAAAATTTTAAGCACTGGACAGTGAAAACTATGACACTGTTCGGTGCTTGTTTTTTGTACTGCTTCAGGTGCAAATGAGAAAGGGCGAAAAAATTTAATAGAGC